CCACACGTACTGCACGTGCGACAACAGCCGCGACGTGGGGAAACTCGAATGGGAGGGGCAGCGCCACCAGGGGGAGTGAATCGGACGGTTGGCGCAGCTCAGAGGGCCCGGCGCCCGCGCCGTTTGGGAGCTTCTGCGGATGTGTCGGAAGAGGAGTCCGTCCCACGCTCTGTCCCACGTGTCCCACGCTCGTCGTCCTCGACGACGGTCAGCTTGCGCGGTTCCTGCCCGAGGGCGGCGAGCACCCGGCCGCGGTGCTTGGTGGTCACCTCGACGTACTGCCGGGACAGATTGATGTCCTCGTGCCCCATCACTTCAGCGATGGCGAACGGGTCGAGGCCAGCCTCCGCAAGCCGGGTCGCAAACCCGTGTCGCAGGGCGTAACCCGACTTCGGGTCGGCACCAACGGCTCGGGCCGCGGCGACCAGCGCCCGGTGAAGCATCTGCCGGGTGAGGGGCTTGCCTGTCGAGGTGAGGAACACGAGCGCGCTACGGCACGACTGGCCGCGCAGGTGCTCAAGGCCGCACGGCTTGGTCATGTCCCGCCCGGCCGTGCGCCGGTCGTGGATCGACAGCGCGCGGTCGGTGAGGGGGATCTCCCGCGCGTCGCGGTCCTTGGGCCATGGCCGGATCTTCTTGAGCCCATGGACATAGGTTTCGGCGACGGTGAGGACGGCGACCTTCCCGCGGCGGTTGATCCGGTGGTGATGCAGGCCAGTCAACTCGCTCGGGCGAAGGCCGGTTTCGAGTAAGAACTCGACCGCATCGGCGTAGGCCGAACCCATCTCGCCGGTCAGCTCCGGGATTTCCTCGGTGGTCATGTAGGCGCGCGGCTTACGCACACGTCGCGGCAACTGAACCCCGGCGACCGGACTCGCGTCGAGGACGCCCTCCTCCATCGCCTGCGCAATCGAGATCCACAAGGGCGATGCGATCCGCTGGACGTAGGAGGCCGACAGCGGCCGGGGCTTCCACCGCGGGTTCCGCATATCCACCGGCGCCCGGCCCTTACTCAGGGCTTCAATCCACTTCTTGACATCGCCCTGCCGGATCTGGTTGAGCGGCACCTCACCCCAACGTGGCATGAGGTAAGCCCGGACAAGGTCCTGCGTGACGGCGAGGTAATCCGACTCCTCGACGTACCCGTCCATGATCAGGTCCCACCAGTCGCCCCAGGTGATGCGGGCCCGGGTGTTCCCCTGCTCGCGTTGGGCGGTCCGTTGCGCTTTCGCCTGCGCGGCCACCGCGTCGTCCTTGGCGTCCTTGGCTCTGTCCGTTGCCGGGGTATAACGCTTCTTTCCCGCGCTATCCCGATAAACGCCGCGGTATCGACCTGATGGCAGCTTCTCATATGAGGCCATTTTTACTTTCCCGGAATCGACGTTGCAGGCTTTCCCTGTCCTCATGCGACCATTCCCGCGTGAGTTCCTCGAACTGCTTGAGAAGGTCCTCTAGCGACCGACTGCGCCGCGCGCTCAAGTAGGTGACAACGGCGTCGATCCGTTCTCGGAGCCTGAGTAGGTCCGGAAGGTCGAGCTGCTGGGCCGACTCGAATACGTCCTCCACGGTGGTGGGACTTGCCGGGCGGCCACCACCGGTGGTCGGTGGAAGCGGTTGCGAGAGGGCGTCGCGAAGGGTCGAGGTGCCGTAGTAAGCCCGCGCAATGCTGCCTTCCGGTGCGTGGAAAGCGGTTTCGAGATCGCGCAGCGTCGACACCCTGACGGGGAATCCGTCCTCCAGACGCGCCCATGTCTTGCGCGCGATCCCGGCCCGGGTGGCGGCGTCATCGACCGACCACCCGCGCTCTTTGCGGGCCTGTTCCAGTTCCTGCCCGAAGGCGCTGCGCTGGTCCTCGTCAGGGCTGGAAGAGGCGCCAGCGCTCCGGGAGGTGCCAGCCGGTGGTGTGGTCATGCGAGCAAGTTTCAGGGAAGGAGACGGGCATGTCTAGTCACCGATCGGGCACGTATGGGAGCGCAGCGTGTACGGACTGGATCGAGTGGGCATGTTTGTGCATCTCCCGGTACGTCCGAGATTTGTTAGACAGAAACATGTCAGCGCTATGAGTCAGGGCAGCTCAGGACCTGTGGTTGCGTGCGCAGAAGTCGGCGGGTAGCGTCCGGGAGCGGAACGGAGGGTTACAGAAATTACCCACTAGTTACCCACTCAGGGCGCACGGAATGTCACGAAAGGGAACAGAGAGTGTCTGAGACTTCACTCACACGGGGCACCGTGATGCTTGACCACAACCCGGTCCTGAACGTCCGGGACGCCGCCACCCGGGCCCGACGGCACGAGAAGACCATCCTGGGCGCGCTCCGCGCCGGTGAACTGGTGGGCCACCAGCGGGTGTCGGGCGGGACTTGGAGCATCTTCCAGGACGACCTGGACCGCTGGATTCGCGGCGAGAAGCCGACGCGCGCGGCGCGTGCGGGGCGGCGTAGGTGAGCGGGCGCGACCGCGCCGACCAGAACCCCAGGCGTCGACCCGGCGCGCGAACGCCGGGTCGACTTGGCCACACGATCATCAACATCCACGAGGAGAACCGCGTGTCCACCGACAAGTCTACGACCTCGATCCCCAGGCCCGCGTGGGCCACCGAGTCCAAGCTCGAACGCGAGCTGTTCGCCACCGTCCGCCACGAGCACCACCTCGCGATCACCACCGGGTGCAAGAACGAGCCGGTGCTCGCCACGCTCGCGGTGGACGACTCGCTCGACGTCGACCGCGACGGCCAGACCCGCGTCACCCGGTCCGCCCCGACCATTGAGGTGACCGGTGGGGAGTTCACCATCGACGGCACCCTCCGGTTCATCCACCACTTGCGCGGCCTCGTCGAGCTGGTGCAAGCCCCGCGCGCAGAGCAGATGGCCGCCGAGATCCTCGACACCATCCGCGCGTCGTCCGCCGCCGCCGCCAAGTTGGCCGTCGGCCCCTGCCCGGACTGGTGCACCGAGGACGACGGGCACGCGTTCGACACCCCGGACGCCGGGGACTGGCCGCACCGGTTCCACGTCCGCGACTTCTGCCCGGACGGCTCGCCGGTCGCCGTGACGCTCAGCGTCATGGAGACCCGGCGAGACGGCAAGGTGCTCACCAGCGCGCCGTCCCTGACCATCAATGGCAACGTCGACCTCGTCGGCCTGGCCGCCGTTGATGGCCTGCTGAACGCGCTCCAGGCCGGGCGGAAGATGCTCGCCGACGTCCTCGTTGACTTCCCGGTGCGTGCGCGGTGACGCCCTCAGCGCTGACGGCCGCGACCCGGCGGCGGCACGCGCTGGCCCGGCTCGCGGCGGCGCGCGAGGCGGTGACCGCGGCGAAGGCGTACGAGGCGGTGCTGCCGGGTGTCGACGGTGGCGACCTGGCGGCGGCGCAGGAGGCCGTGGCCCGTGCGTACATCCTGCTGTCCGCCGCGTACTCCGACGCCGCGGCGTGCTACCCCGTGTCGTCGGTGACCCGTGACGCCATGCGCGACGCCGACCTGTTGGCGTTCCGGGTCGCGATGGTGGACTGGGCCGCCTTCGAGGCGGCGCAGGCCAGTCTGCGCGCCGAGCGGGCGGCGGTGACCGGGTGAACGCCGAGGACACCGTGACCGCCGACGAGCCGACCGTGCTCGACATGGTCCGCGCCGCGCTGGCTGAGGCTGACGGCTTCGGCCGCCAGCGCCCCGGCCGCCCCACGCTGATGAAGTTGACCGGGGGCACGGACCACCAGGTGCGCCAGGCGCTGGCGACGATCGAGGCCGAGACCACCAATGGTGGCGGCGCGCTGGCGCTGGTGGGTGGCGCGCTGGTGGTGGCTGGTGACCCTGGCGACACCCCGCCCGCCAGCCCGCCAGCAACCCCGGTTGCTCGCCCGGTCGAGCCCGCCACCCCGGTCGAGCGGCCCGCCCCGCCGGACCCCGCGCCGGTGCCCGCGGCCCCGACTCCGCGCCGGTGGTGGCGGGCCCCTGGTGGGCACCCGTGGCCGCTGGTGGTGATCGCGTTCGCCGCTGGTGTCGCCCTGTGGGGCGGGTGGGTTGACCTGGGCGGAATGACGGGGTTCGGGCTGGTACGCCCGTTGCCGGGGATCTGGGACCGGCTGGAAATCAACACCGCCATCTCCTTGCCGCTGTCGGTCGAGGCGTACGCGGGGTACGCCCTGCACGTCTGGCTCACGTCGGCCGCCACCAGCCGCGCCCACCGCATGGCCCGGTGGTCGGCGGTCGCCGGGCTGGTGATCGGCGCCGCCGCCCAGGTCGCCAGCCACCTACTGCGCGCCGCCGGGATCACCGTCGCCCCGGACGGGGTCACCGTCGCGGTCGCGTGCGTCCCCGTGATCGCCCTCGGCCTGGCGACCGGGCTGGCGACGCTCGTGCGGCTCGACGCCACCACCCCCACCACCACCGCCAGCGCTGGCGACCCCGGTCACCAGCCCGCGACCCGATCGGACACGCCATGAGCACCACCCCCGCCACCCCGCCGCCGGTCTGGCCCGGCGACGACGAGGTCCTGACCATCCGCATCCACCCCGCCCACGACACCGCCGACCGGTTCGCGCTGCGCTACGTCCTCACCGACAGCCCAAACCTGCCGTGGGCCCCGCTCACGGGTAGGGCGTTCGGCGGGCTGCACCGGCTCTCGCACCGGCAGATCGAGGCGTGGCCGCAGCAGCCGTTCGTCGGGGTGTTGGCCGCGCTCGTCGGCACCGACCGCACCGGCCTGCCGCCCGCGCTCGCCGAGGCCGCGCCGCGCGCCGCGCACGTGCTCGCCGTCGCCCTGGCGGCCGGGCGCGAGGCGTACGGGGTGCTGCCGGACAAGCCCACGCACGTGCCGGACATGATCGCCCGCGCGGTGCTCGCCGCGCTGCGCACCATGGCGCCGACCTCATCCGCCGCGGAGGTCGCCGGGCTCGACGCCGTTCCGGACGTCGCCGACCCGTGGGCAACCCGGCTGGCCAGTTCGCACCCCGAGGTCGTCGCCCGCGCCGCCGGTGCGCTGGCGACCTCGACCGCCAGCCGCGCGCAGGCGCTCATGTGCGCCTACGACCTGCACGCCGCCGGGCTGCTCGGTGAGGACCGATGATCCGCATTCAGACCTCGCGCCTGGTGGGGATGCTCTCCGACCTCGCGCTGACCGCGCATCAGGACCCCGAGGTGGGCAAGTCCATCGCCGGGGTGCTCATCTACTCCGACCGCGGCGTGCTCACCGACAGCCCCGGCACCACCACGGTGTTGGCCGGACTGTCGATGTCGAACACCACCATCGGGCACACCGCCGAGGTGGCCGACGGTGACCTGCGGCCGACGCTGCTGCGCCTCGACGACGTGCAGGGGTTGATCGCCGTGCTGCGCAAAAAGTGCAAGGGAGAGAAGGACAACGACCCCAAGCACCACGTGGCGGTCAGGCTGTCCGGGGACGTCGTCGAGGTTGTCGAGGACCTGCCGCAGACGAGGCTGTTCGAGTGCGCCGACGCGTGGCGCACGAGCTTCAAGGCGGGCCCGCTCAACGACTTCCCGCGCACCCCGTGGGCCGTGCTCGCCGACGTCGAGACCTGGGCCACCGTGCACGACAGCTTCCTTGGCAAAGACGTGCCCGCCCGGTTGCGCACGGACTTCGCCCCGCAGGACCTCGCGGCGTTCTGCGCGATCGCCAAGCGCCGCAAGGATTCTGTGGAGACCTATCGCACTCACCAGCGCCGTCCGGTCGGTGTGCAGATCGGGCTGAGCTACCGCGGCGTCATCATCCCCTCGTCCTACTCGGACATGTCCACCGCGGCGGCGGTCGACGCCCCGGACGCGCCGATCTACCGGCCGACCCTGCCGCCGCGGGTGCCCACCGGCCGCGCCAAGGCCGCAGCCCCGCCGATCGACCTCGACCCGCCCGAGTGGACCGCCGCCGACGACGACGCGCCCGACGGTCCGCCCACCGAGTCGATGTTCACCGACGCCGAGCTGACCTCGGCCCCCGTCGCGGCGGGGGACGCCGTTGCCGACGATGCGCGGATCACGCCCGAGCTGCTCGCCGAAGCCGCCGCGGTGGTCATCACCACGCAGGGTGGATCGCGCTCAGCGTTGCAGCGCAGGCTGCGCGTCGGCAAGGCCATGGTCGGTGTGCTGCTCGACCGCCTGGAGCTGCTGGGTGTGGTGGGCCCGTCGGACGGCGCCACCGCCCGCACGGTGCTGGTGCGCCCGGACCAGGTCGACGACGTGGTAGCCCGGATCATCGGTGGTGCATCGTGAACGAGACTGCGTGCCGCAGTATCGTCCGCCACCGCTCAGGCGACCTGTGCGAGCTGTGCGGACAGTCCCGCGCGAACACCATGCACCACCGCCGAAAGCGGTCGAGGGGCGGGCCGTGGACCCCGTCGAACATCCTGCACCTGTGCGGGGATGGCACGGTCGGTTGCCACGGCATGGTGTCCGACACCCGCACCGAGTACTACGACCGCGGATGGCTGGTGCGCGGCGAAGCCGACTGGCGCACCGCCCCGGTGGTGCTGCACCACGGCCGGGTCATCCTCGACGACAGCGGCGGGTTCATCGCCGCGGGCGAGCCGGGCGGGCCGGAATTCGCCGTCGTTCGGGTGGGCACCACGCACGGCCCGCTCGACCTCGTGGGCGAGCGCACCGCCGAACGGCACTTGCTGCTCGTGCCCGCGGTGAGCGACCGGCACGGTGGGTACACGGGCCTGTGGGTGCTGGTGCATCAGCCATCCGGCATGTGCCTGCCGTGCGCGGACCTGCCCGCTCGCCACGCCCGCCGCATGGCGGAACTGATCGCGGCGGCCGGGCTCGACTGGTCGCGCCTGCCCGTCGACCGGGCCGCACACGCCGCCGCCGCCAAGGCCGGATTGCTTGGCGCGTCCGACGAGTGGGCGGCTGAGGCACTCGCAGAGGGCGCCGCCATCCCCGAGGCGCTCGCCAAGGCCACCGCCAAAGCTAATCGGGGAACGGCATGACCGGGATCGACACCGCCCGCAGGCGCGCCATCCTGTGCGCCTGTGGTTGCGGGCGCACAGGACCGCACCGCGGGCACGGCTACATCACTGCCTGCTACAGCCGATGGATCGCCCACGGTCGCCCGGAAACCGGACCACCAGCCCCGGGCGCCAGCGCCCGGAAGCCGTCTTCGCTCAAGGGCACGAAGCGGACCGCCACCTGTGTTCGCGGCCACGACCGCAGTTGCCTCGCCCCTGGCGCGGTCTGCCCGGACTGCCAGCGAGAGCACGCCGCCGTTCACCAGGCCCGGCGCACAGCGGACGCGCGGGCGGCATTCGCCGCCGAGCACGCCGGACACGACACCGACCGCACCCGCGACGGCCGCAACTACTGCCGCACCTGCCGCCGCGGTGACGACTACATCGACGAGATCGCCGTTGAGCGCGCTGTTGCAGGATCGCCCCCGGCCCGGCTCACCGTTGCCGAACGGGAGGCGGCAGTGGTCGAGCTGCGCGGCTTCGGTTACCCGTTCTGGCTCATCGCACACCGCGTCGGCATCAGCCTGCGCACCGCTTGGCGGCTGTGGTGGGCCGCCCAAGAACGCGACAACTGATCACCACTTGACCGGCACGACGCAATCCACTCAGCAGCGGGCCGGGCAGTGCCCAGCACGGAGCTGCCCGGCCCGCGCCATTCCGAGAGGACACCACCATGTCCGACCGGCCCACCGCAGGGGAGATCGCCGCTGAGTACGCGGCCTGTCCGTACATCCCCGGCGACCCCGTCGAACTCGCCGACCGCGCCCACACGGACGCCATGGATCTCGCCGCGGACGTCCGCGAGCTGGACCCCCGACAGCTCTGGGGACGCCTCACCATCTGGGCCACAGAGGACCCCGCCCGGCTCTTCGCCGCCACCGTCGCCCTCGCCGCCATGGTGGACGTCGACCAGCCCGCGGCACACCTCCTCGCCTGGACCACCCACCTCGACACCACCCGGGACACAGCATGATCGACCTCACCACCGGCGCCTGCGCCAGCAGTGAAACCCCCGAACTCTGGTACGGCCTCAGCGAAGCGGACACCGCAGCCGCTCGCGCCACCTGCCACCGCTGCCCCATCATCTTCGCCTGCACCGCGCACGCCATCGCGGACGAAACGTTCGAGCCCTACGGGGTGTGGGGCGGCCTCACCGAGGACGACCGCCGCGCCACCCGCCAGCCCCGCCACCCCGGGCGCGTCCGCGTCGCCCGCCCCCGCGCCACCCTGGTCGACGACATCGCCTCCGGCCGAATCGCCGAACTCTGCCTGCGCGGCCACCCCCGCACCGAGGCCACCAGCCGCCCCCGCGCGGGCGGCTCCGGGTGGGTCTGCCGCCCCTGCGAGAACCAGACCGCCCGCGAGAGCAAGCGCCGACGCCGTGCCCGCGGGCGCGTCGCCGACATCCCGGGCAGGACCGGATGACGGTGACTGGCCAGCCACACCCCGAACGCGCCGCGGGCACTGCCCGCGGCGCTTCGGCGCATCACGGAAAGGACCCGGTGTGGTCTTCGCGCTGATGGACGACCGGCACGCCGATGACCCGATGTGGCCGACGCTCGTCGAGCACCACAGCAGCGCCCGCACGCCCGCGCAGCGCCTGGCCGCGCTCGACGCGATCGAGGCCACGTGGGCGCGGATGAACACCGAGGCGGGCCGGTTCAACGTGGACGGCTACCTCACCGAGGGCCAAGCGCTCAAGTGCGCCCGTGACCGCGCGTGGATCATCGACGCGCTCACCAAGTCCGTATTGGGCCGCCCGCCGCGGCTGCACCGCCCCGGCGACGAGTGCAAGTGCCTCGGGGACGGCGAGTGGAAGCAGCACCACGCCTACCGGGTACACAAGTTCCTCAAGCGCAACCGATCGCGGGCCCGAGTGACCCTCGACCGCGCCCAAGCGGCCGACTTGCGTAACCCGACGCTCAAGCACGCCGTTGCCGAACGGGACGGGTGGACGTGCCGCTACTGCCGGTCGGGGCCGCTGTCCGCCAAGGCCGTGCGGGCGCGCGACCGCCGCCGCATCCTCACCTACGACCACGTCGACCCCACTCAGCCCGCGGGCGAGCACGGCGAGAACCTCGCCGTCGCCTGTGCCCGGTGCAACGAGTTCAAGGGACACCGCACCCCCGACGAGGCGGACATGCGGCTGCTGCCGGTGCCGACCCCCGCCGAGATCGCCCGGTGGCGCACGGACGGCATGGTGCTGCGCGACCTCCACCTGATCGACCGATCCGCACCCGCGATCACCGACACGATCACCGACAAACCACCAACCGATCACCGGATCGACGGTGATCGGACCGTCGGTGACGACGAGCGACCACCGGACCGCCACCACGACAAGCCCACGCCGCCACCAGTGCCCGCCGGTGACCCCGAACCGCGCCCCAAGCACGCCACCGGCACCCCCGACCACCCGCGCGACAGCGCAGGGAAGGGTCCAGGTCGGGACGGGTACTCGCACACTCCACACAGGACAGACGGCGACGACAGCCCCCCACCCGACCAACCAGCCTCCCACCCGTGCCCGCTCGACTGCGGCAACCCGACCGACGACCCGGACGGCGACAGACCATGCCCCACCTGCTGGGACAGCATGTGACCAGACCTGCCAAGAAGTGGACAACCCGAAGGGAACGACCATGACCGTCAAGCTGCGACTCGTCGGCGACCGCGCCGAGGTGGACAAGGTGCTCTCGCTCCTGTCGACCGCGATGGAGGTCGCCAAGAGCGAACGCGAGTACCCCGCCCGTGGGGGCTTCGCCAGCGACGTGCGCGTCTACGCCGAGGTGCGACCCGCGCAGACCGCCCCGCCGCCCGCCGCCGACCGCACGCCGCGCCGGAAGGGCCGGTGACGGGATGAGGGACATCACCGACGCCCGAGTGCGCATCATCGCCGACAGCCTCGCCGTCCGGTGGGAACTCGACGCCGGGGCCCTCACGCGCGTCCTGGGCCCGCTCGACGAGCTGACCGAGGACGACCAGGCCGAGGTACTCGCCGACGCCGCCCGCGCGCTCACCGCGCTGGAGGCCGCGGGCTACCAGATCGCCCGCCCGGCGTCCGGCCGGTAACCGATGCGGCCATTCGAGCGAATCCACCCGTGCGACCGTAACGACTACGGCCCCGCGAGCGTCTTACTAATCACCCGCCCCGAGAGGACCACCTCGTGCACATCCGCCGTGTCGCCGTCGCCCTGGCCGCCCTGCTCGTCGCTGCCGTCCCCGCTGCCTCGACCGCCACGGCCGCCGCGCCGACCGGTGAGGCCGGGTACCTCGCCGCACAGCGGTGGGTGCAGAGGTCCGGCTACTGGGGCAGCGACCGCAACATCGACGACCGGTCGATCCTCAGCTTCGGCTACACCGCGTGCGAGCTGCTCGCCCGCGGCCTCGACGAGCACCAGGCGGCCCGGACCATGTACCCGTTCAACCTGCCGGACTGGAGCGAGGGCTACCGCACGGCTGTGCAGGGCGTCCGCGCCGCGCACCGCAACATCTGCCCGCAGTACTAGCCCCGGCGCCGACCGCGGCAGGTGGTCGAGGTGAGCACGGCGTGGCGGGGTGGCAGCACGCGCCGGTGGCGCAAGCTGCGCGCCGCGGTGCTCGCCGCGAACGTCGTCGAGAACGGCGGCCGGTGCAGGCTCGCCCTACCCGGGGTCTGCACCGGCCTGGCCGACTGTGTGCACCACACCCAGGGGCGGGCGGTGACCGGCGACGACCCGGCGCACATGGTGGCCGCGTGCACCGCGTGCAACCTCGCCGTCGGCGACCCGAACAAGGGCAGCACTCCGCACCGGCCTATGACGGATTGGAGCAACCGACCGTGAGTAAGCACCCGCAGGACTACGGGACCGCCTCGCTCAAGCACAACTACGACACCGGTGAGACCACCGTCGAGCAGGCCGACGACCGCATTGCCGTGACTCACGAGCTGCTCGCCAACCTCGAACGAGGTGAGCACGGCGAGATCACGCTCGACACCGCGGGCGCCTACCGCTACCGGCCGGTCAAGACCACCGAGCGGTTCGAGATCTTCGAGCGCGTGCACTCCGCCGACCAGCAGTAGACCCCACCCCACCCACTCGGGCCCCGGTTCACGCCGGGGCCCGAGTGCATTCCGGGGTCCCGAATGCATTCCGGTTTTCCCGGTGGCCACCCCTGGGCGGACACCCACGCCCTTATGTCCTCTCTCTCCCCGGGTCCGTCGCCGATCGCACGGCGGTCGCGCTGGCCGATGCGGCTTGACCTGCGCAAACACATGCACGCAGACCTCTACCTAAGTCCAGCTCTAGTGACCTCCACCTAGGTAGAGGTTCGTGGGATACTGGCCACCTGGACAGGTTTGAGCAGGAGGTGGTGGGTGTGTCGGATGATCCAGCCCCGGGGCTTGGTCGCGCGCTGACTGCCGCGCTGGAGCACGTCAAGGTCGAACCGGAGGACGGCAGCGCGGTCGCGCTTGCCCGTAAGTACGCCGCGGAGATCGACGAGGGGAACGCCGCCGCTCTGGCCAAGTTGGGGCCGCTGCTGCTGGCCGCGCTCGTCGAGCTGGGGATGACGCCGCGGGCGCGCGCAGCCGTGGTCAAGGGGAAGGGGGACAACGGTGCCCGGAAGCGGTCAGCCCTCGACGACCTCCAAGACGAGCACGACGCTCGTTCTGGGGCGGACGCTCCCTAGGCTCTGGACTCGCCCGCTGGTGACCGGCCCGCCGGGGCCGTGCGGGTGTGGGTGTGCACTGACCCGGGCGACGAGCTACGGGTTCGCTGCCGTGCGGTTCGCAGTCCAGGTGCTGGGCGTCCCGCTGGACCCCTGGCAGCGCTGGTTGGTGATCCACGGCGGCGAGCTGCTTCCGGACGGCCGCCCCCGATTCCGCAAAATCCTGGTACTCGTTGCCCGGCAGAACGGCAAGACCCACGTACTGGTCGTGCTGTCGCTGTTCTGGATGTTCGTCGAGCGGCGCCCCCTCATCCTCGGGACCTCGACGAACCTCGACTACGCCAAGGAGTCATGGCAGAAGGCCGTGGACCTCGTCGAGCTGACGCCCGACCTGTGGGAGAAGTGCGACCCGCGCAAGTACAAGCGCGAGACCAACGGCGAGCAGACCCTCACTATCCGACCGCGACCGCGCGAATCGGTGCGCTACAAGATCGCCGCGAGCAACCGCAGGGGCGGGCGGTCGCTGACGGTCCACCGGCTCATCCTCGACGAGCTGCGCGAGCACGCGAGCTGGTCGGCATGGAACGCGGCCTACAACGCCATGACGGCGGTCGAGGATGCCCAGGCGTGGGCCATCACCAACCAGGGCGACGACTCTGCCGTGGTCCTCGACTCGCTGCGTGGCTCCGCGCTGACGTTCATCGAGACCGGCGAGGGCGACGAAGACCTAGGGCTGTTCGAGTGGTCGTCACCGGAAGGGTCCGACCCGACCGATGTGGTGGCGTTGGCCATGGCCAACCCGAACCTGAACCGCCGCTTCCGCGAGGGACCGATGCTGTCCGACGCGCGGCGGGTGAAGGCGAAGGGCGGTGAGGAGCTGGCCGGGTTCCTCACCGAGTCCATGTGCAGGAAGGTCCCGAACCTCGACCCCGCCATCGACACCGTCGCGTGGCGCGCGTCGAGCCGCCCGGGTCCGATGCCCCCCGGTGCCCGGGTCGCGCTGGTGTTCGATGTCTCGATCGACTCGCAGCACGCCGTGTTGGTGGCCGGTGCGATGGTCCCCGACGAGGAGGGCGAGGAGCCGGACCGGGTGCGCGTGGAGGTCGTCGAGCAGTGGTCCGGGCGCGGCTGCCTGCTCGCCGCACGGAAGGCGCTGCCCGGTCTGGTGGCCCGGGTGCGCCCGGCCGTGTTCGGCTGGTTCCCCGACGGCCCGGCCGCGGTCATGCTGGCCGCGCTCTCGCAGCGCCAGCGCGACCGCGGCCCGGCGTGGCCACCCAAGGGCGTCGAGGTCGACGAGATCCGCAAGGACGTCGCCGCGGTGTGCATGGGCCTAGCCGACGTCGTCGACTCGGGGCAGCTTCTCCACTCCGATGACCCGCTGCTGAACGTCCAGGTCGAGGGCGCGGAGAAGCTGCACCAGGGCGACAAGTGGAGGTTCACCCGCCGTGGTGTCGGACACGTGAACGGCACTTACGGCGTCGCCGGTGTGGTTCATCTGGCCCGGACCCTGCCACCTCCGGAGAAGCCCGTTGGGCGCCCGCGGCTCATCGTGTCTGGAAAATCTTCCGCTTCGCGGGAGCCGTGAACGGATTGCACGGGAAACCTTCCTGCGCTGCCGCATGGAGACAGGAATATCTCCTGATACTCTCTGCGGTGTGGGTTGGTTCCGAAGGCTGCTAGGGCTGCCGTCTGATGCGGTGATGGCGCGCGCCGCGGAACCGGTCGTCACCTTCTCCTCGGACTTGACGACGCCGGTCGACAGCCTCATTCAGGCGGCGAGCGCCACCCTGTCGTCTGCGCCGGTGCGGCGGGATCTCGCCCTGAGCGTGCCCGCGGTGTTGCGGGGTCGGAACCTCTTCTGCGCGATCGCCACGCTCCCCCTGGTGACCCGTAGCCGCGACCAGGTCGTGGTGGCGTCGGCGCTGCTGGGGCAGATCGACCGGAACGTGCCCAACGTGGTCACGCTCGCGCAGACCGTCGAGGACCTCCTGTTCGACTCCGTGTCGTGGTGGCGTGTGACCGAGCGGGACGCGAACGGTTGGCCGCGCTACGCGCAGCACCTCGACGTCGACACGGTGTCGTTGAACCCGCCCGCGGACTCGTGGCGTCGGCAGAACACCCTGCCGTCCGGCACGCAGTCCGACGGCGTGGTGTGGGTCAGCGGCGAAGAGGTCCCCGCCCGGGACATGATCCGGTTCGACTCTCCAAACCCGCCGCTCAGGGTGACTGCGGCGCGTACGATCCGGCGCGCGCTGCTGCTGGAGCAGGCCGCGATCATGTACGCGCAGGACCCGCGGCCCACCGATTATTTCGCGCCGGTGGAGGGCGCCGATCCCGCCAACGACGACGAGATACGGGAGATCCTCGACGGGTGGCAGGAGGCCCGGCGGGCGCGCACCACCGGCTACGTCCCGGCCGCGTTGCAGTACCACACCGTGAGCACGCCGTCCCCCGCGGACCTGCAACTCGCCGAACTCCAGAAGCAAACCACGATCGACCTGGCCAACACACTCGGGCTCGACGCCGAAGACCTCCAGGTGTCGACCACCTCGCGGACCTACACCAACGCGGTCGACCGGCGCAGGGACCGCATCAACGACGTGCTGTCGATGTATATGCGCGCGATCACCGACCGGCTCAGCATGAACGACGTCTCCCGCCGCGGGCAGCTCGTCGAGTGGGACCTTGACGACTACCTGCGCGCGGACCCGTTGACTCGGTGGCAGACCTACGAAATCGGCCTGCGGAATCAGGCCATCTCCGTGCCCGAGGTGCGGCAGGAGGAGCGCCTTCCCGCGATCCCCGTTGAGGGGCGCCCGGCGCCCCGGCCGCGGCCACAGCCGACCCCACAGCCGAAGGAGGCTGCCATGTCCCGACCCGGCGCGCAGTTCAGCGACGAGGACGACACGACGACCCGCATCACGTTCGCGCTCTCCACCGAGTCCGCACAGTTCCGAGTGGACCGGGCGACCCGGACCGTGTCCGGCCTGATGCTCCCGTGGAACAAGGTCGCCAGGAGCGGTTTCGCGAAGTGGCGGTTCTCGCCGAACTCGTTGACGTGGTCGGAGACGTCGAGGGTCAAGCTCAACCGCGAGCACGACCGACACACCGCGGTCGCCTACGCCGCCGAGTTGTCCTCGACGGAACAGGGGCTCACCGGCTCGTTCAAGGTGGCGCGCGGCCCGGCCGGTGACGAGGTGCTCTCGCTCGCCGAGGACAAGGTCCTCGACGGGTTCTCCGTGGAGGTCGAGTTCGAGGAGGACGGGTCGAGCTGGGCCCGCGACCCGGACGACGACATGGTGCGGCTCGTCTCGAGCGCGCGCCTGGTCGGCTGTGCCATCACGGCCGCCCCCGCTTTCGACGACGCCCGGGTGACCGGCGTCGCAGCATCCCGTACCAGGAAGGAAAAGCCCGTGACCCAGGCGCAGAAGGCCACCCCGCAGGAGAGCCCGGCCGCCGCGCCGGGCGGCGAGACGACGACCGCGGCGTTCACCGCGGCGGTCGAGGCGTTCACCAACCAGACCGGCGCGTTCGCCGACGCCATCGGCCGCCTGGTCGAGGTGCAGCAGAGCGGCGAGGGCCCGGCCGCGGTCGACCCGACCCGCCGCACGGCCGCGTTCCAGGTGACCGAGGAGCCGCTGTACCGGTTCGACGGCACCCGCGGCAAGCACGACTTCTCCTCCGACCTCATCGCCGCGCACAAGAACAACGACTACGAGGCCAAGCAGCGCGCCGAAGAGTGGGTGCGCAACAACTTCGGTGCGGCGCGCAACAACTTCGCGGTGACCACGGCCAACGTCGCGACGCTGAACCCGACCCGCCAGCGCCCCGACCTGTACGTGGATCAGCTCCAGTACCCCACGCCCATCTGGGACGCGATGCGCAAGGGTGTGATCGAGGACAACACTCCGTTCGTGTTGCCCAAGTTCAACGCGGCCTCCGGGCTGGTCGGCAACCACACGGAGGGGGTCGAGCCGACGCCGGGTGCGCTGACCACCACGTCGCAGACCATCACCCCGTCGGCGGTGTCCGGGAAGGTGGAGGTGACCCGCGAGGCGTGGGACCAGGGCGGCAACCCGCAGCTCTCCACGATCTTGTGGCGGCAGATGGTCCGCGCCTACGACGAGGCGCTCGAACAGGGCGCCGCGGCGCTGCTGGAGGCGCTGACCGTCACGGCGTTCACCCTGACCGCGGGTGTCGTCGATGCCGCGCTTGCCCGCGAGGTCAAGGCGGCCATGGCCGGTCTGCACTTCGTGCGCGGCGGGTTCAGGTTCAGGGACTTCGTGCTGGAGGCCGGGCTCTACACCGCGCTCGCCGAGGCGACCGACGAGACCGGCCGCTCGATGTTCCCGGTCGTCGGCCCGCAGAACGCGGACGGCTCGATGGGCGCGCTGTTCGGGTCGCTGAACATCGCCGGGCTCGCCGGTCATCCCGCGTGGGCACTGCCCTACACCCCGGCCGCGCCGAACGACAGCTACCTGTTCAACCGCGAGGACGTCCACGGCTGGGCGTCGATGCCGCAGCGGCTCGACTTCGAGTACCGGCTCGCGTTCGTCGACATCGGCATCTGGGGCTACAAGGCGTTCGCCTGCACCCGGACCGACGGCGTGCGCAAGTTCATCTACGACGAGGCGGCCTGATCATGGACAGCCTGCCGAACAGGCCGCCGACGAGCGGCCCGGGGTCGAGCGTCACCGCGTGGCGCAGCTACGCCACAGCGGTCACCGGTTCCCCGGTCGAGTCGTGGGACGCCATGTCGCGCGAGGACATCATCGCGCGCCTGGAGTCCGAGGGCGTCGAGTCGCCGGACGCCTTGGCCGAGACGGCCGGGCAGCTCGCCGAGGAGCTGCCCGTCGAGGAGCTGCTCGCCGACGAGCTTCCCGCGCCCGCCGTGCTGGCGGCCACCCCGCGGCGCAGGCGGCCCGTGTGGATGGTGCCGACCGTGGACGGTCCGGTGCCCGAGCCCGAGCACACCCGGGGGAGGTGAGCACCGGTGGCGGAATGGGTCACGCTGGCCGAGCTGAAGAACGAGCTGAAGCTCGACGGCGCGGACGCGGGCGAGCGGCCGGGCGATGATGAGCGGCTGACTCGCGCTCTGGCCGCGGCGCGCACCTTCGTGGAGCGCATCCACCGCGGCCGGTACAACTTCGCCGACGTCGAGGTGTCGCTGCTGCCCGCGCCGACCGCGGACATCAAGCTCGGCACGATGATGCTCGCCCGCCGGTTGAATCACCGGCGCAACAGCCCGGACGGGCTCGTGTCGATGGGTGAGCTGGGCAGCGCCCGGGTTGCATCGTTCGATCCGGACATCGACCGGCTGCTCAGGCTCGGGCGGCACGCGCGGCCGGTGGTGGGCTGATGGGCTCCATCCAGAAGGCCGCGGAGGAGCTGGCCGCCGCGCTGCGCCAGGTGCCCGGCGTCCGGGTCTACACCGAGGCGGGCGCGGTGCCCGACCCGCCCGCGGTGCTGATCGGCCCGCCGCGCCTGCGGTGGGAAACGCAGGCGCCCGACCTCGCGCCGACGTCGGCGACGTTCCCGGTGTGGCTCGTCGTGACCCTCGACGACCGCGCGCTGTACCGGCTGTGGGACCTCGTGCCCGCGGTCGCCCTGGCCCTCGACGAGCACGCCGCGGCGACCGTCGTCGAGGCGACACCGGACGTGTACCACGGGGACCTCCCCGCGTACCTGCTGACCGTGGAGGTTGGGCTATGACCGTGCACCAGCGCCGCATCAAGATGATCCAGTTCACCCTGGAGAGCGTCGCCTACGAGTGCCAGGTGCAGAGCTGGAAGCTCGACCCCGGCATCGAGGACGGCGAGCGCCAGTACACCCAGTGCCCGGACGGGACGTTCATCGAGGAGACCGACGACGACCCGAGCCTTGAGCTCAAGTTCTTCTCGGACTTCCGGTCGGCGGGCATCGACTCCTACCTCTGGGCCAACCGCGGGCGCGTCGTGGATTTCCAGCTCGACCACCACCCGGAGATCACCGGCGAGCACGTCCGCTGGAGCGGCACGCTCATCGTCAAGCCCGGCCCGGCCGGGGGCGAGGCACGCGCCACCGAGACCACCGAGGTGACGATGCAGATCGTCACCCTCAACGAGATGGAGAGGATCGGCTGATGGCGCGCACGTCGCAGGTCACCCAACCCATGCCGCTGACCGGGTTCGGGCCCACGCTCACCGCGCCCGGGGTCGACGGGGACGTGGTCGACGTCGGCCGTTGCTTCCTCTACGTGGCCAACGGGAGCGGTTCCCCGATCACGGTCACCGTGCAGACCCCCGGCGGTGTCGAGGACCTGGCCCTCGCCGAGCGCGCGGTGTCCGTGCCCGCGTCCGGGTTCCGGATGATCCCCCTGACCATGTCCGCCTACCGGCAGCCCGTCGGCAGCCCCGACGCCGGTCGGGCCTATGTGGACTACTCCGCAGTCACCAACATCACCCGAGGAGTGATCTCCCTGTGATCGACCTGCACGTGGTGCCCGACGAGGGCGAGCCCTACAACCTGCACATCACCTCGCGCGACATCATGGCCTGGGAGCGGGTGACCAAGGGCATGACGTTCGCCAAGTTGCAGGAGAACATGAGCTTCACGCACCTCTACAACCTCGCGCACCGGGCGGCCTCGCGCAGCGGGAAGTTCAGCGGCACCCGAGACGAGTTCGAGGCTTCGGCCGACCTGGACATCATGGAGGAGGACGACGAGGAGTCCGACTCGGCGGACCCTACCCACGCGGGAGCCTGACCCGGGACGCGATCGCCCTGGCCCTGTCCGCACAGCAGCCGCTGGCGGAGGTGCTGGAGTGGGACGACCGGACGCGGGCGACCGCGTGGGAACTGCTCCGCGAGACGGAGGAAGCCGCCAAGCGCGGTAGCAAGCACAGCACCACCCCGGGGCCGGGAGGCCCGCAGTACAGCGGATAGCCCACTGTGCAGGGGAGGTGTCAGGCGATGGGGAAGACCACCCTCACGCTCAAGGTCGAGATCGAGGGCTTGCGCGAGACCCTCGCCCGGTTCCGCGGCTTGCCCAAGGACGCCGCGAACGAGCTGCGCGCCGCGTCGCTCAAGCTCGCCGACCTCGTCGCGGCGAAGGCCCGCCTTGCCGCGACGAGCGACTCCCCGCAGGCCGCCCTGTTGGCGCCGACGGTCAAGCCGGTGCGCGACCGGGTGCCCGCGGTGCAGGTCGGCGGGGCCCGCAGGGTCGGCCGGAACAAGGCGCCCGCCTGGCAATTGCTGTTCATCTCCGAGTTCGGCGCGAACGCCCGATCGGGCTGGTACGCGGGCGCCCGGTACGCGCGCTCGACGAGCCAGCAACACCGGCCGCACAACGGCACCGTCGGCTACTGGTTCTTCCCGCTCGTCGAGAGCGAGTCCGCGATGATCGGCCGCGAGTGGACCGCCGCCGCTGACCGCGTCCTCGCCGCGTTCGGGAGGGGCTGACGACATGGCGGACGGTCAGCGGATGGTCCGCATCCGCTTCACCGGCGAGGCCCGCGGGCTCGTCGTCACCACGCGGGAAGCGGGCAACGCGGTCGAGCGGATGCAGGACCGCATCCAGGCCGGGTTCGGCCGCGCGCTCAAGGGCTCCGCGGCGCTGGCGGCCAAGGTGTCCGCGGTGGGGTCGGCGGTCAGCGGGCTCGCCGGTGCCGGGTCCGGGCTGGCCGCGGCGTCCGGCGCGCTGCTCGCCGCCCCGGCCGCGCTCGCCGGTTACGCCACGATCCTCGGGGCGGTCAAGCTCGGGGCCGAGGGCGCGGCGCGCGCCGGTGAGCGGTTCACCGCGTCCATCGCCCCGGTCAAGGACGCCGTATCCGCCTCGTTCGAGAAGGCGCTGAACCCGGCGGTCGACAAGGCATCGTTCATCTTGACCAAGCTCAAGGGCCCGATGCAGGGCATCGTGACGCAGATCGGCGGCATGGCCACCGACGCGGCGAAGACCGCTGCTCTCCCGCGCAACATGTCGGTCCTGAACACCGTCACCAGCGGCACGGGCCGGATGCTGGGCAACCTCCGCGCCGCGGTCGCCCCGCTGACTCAGGCGTTCTTCGACCTCGTGTCGGTGGCCGCGCCGGGCATCTCCGGTATCGGCACCGGGGCGGGCGCCGCGGCGCAGCGCTTCGCCGACTGGATCAGGGCGATGAAGGACAGCGGCGAGCTGGCCGCCCGGTTCCAGGCCGGTAAGGATGCGCTGGCCGGAATCGGTGACATGCTGGCCGACGTCGCGGGCATTGCGACCGGGGTGTTCCGTGGGTTGACCTCCGGTGGCGCGAGCGTCGGCGGTGTCCTCGGCCCCGTGCTCGACCAGCTCAACGCCTTCATCAACAGCGCGCAGGGTCAGCAGATGCTCGGCGACATCGGCCGGGCGATGGGCGAGATCGGCGCGGCCGTGTCCGACGTGCTCGGGCCCGCCCTGAACGCCGTGAGCCCCCTGATCGGTCCACTTGCGACACTCTTTGCCAAGGTCACCACGTCCGTGTCCGAACTGCTCGTGCCCTTGATCGAGTTCCTCGCACCCGGGCTGGAGAAGATCGCCGGATGGGTGGAGCGGAACACCGACTGGCTCGCACCCCTGGCGGTCGTGCTGGGCATCGTGACCGGCGCCGTGTGGCTGCTGAACGTCGCACTCGCCGCGAACCCCATCGGGCTGGTCGTCGCCGCGATCGGCCTGCTCGTGCTGGCGTTCGCGTCCCTGTGGGCCAAGAGCGAGGGCTTCCGCGATTTCTTCCGGTTCCTGTGGATGGGCATCAAGCTCGTCGTCGGCGAGGTGGTCGACAGCGTGCGGGACAAGTGGAACGGGCTCATCTCCACGCTGTCCGGGGCGGTGTCGCGCGTGGCCGAGATCGGCCGCAACATCGGCGAGGGCATCAAGAGCGGGTTCCGCACCGCGGTGAACTTCTGCGTCGACATGCTCAACAAGCTCATTTGGTTAGCCAACAAGGGAATCAGCGGCCTCAACGTGATGCCGGGCGTGAGCATCCCGTACATCCCGTACATCCCGGGGCTTGCCCGTGGTGGCACGGTGACGGCCGGGGGTCTGGTCACGGTCGGCGAGCGCGGACGCGAACTGGTGTCCCTGCCCGCGGGCGCGCAGGTGACCCCGCACCGCGACACCGAGGCGCTACTAGGCGGGGGTGGCGGCGAGACGCACGTCTACCTCGGACTCGGGCAGTTCGTCGAGCTGGTCGACGCACGGATCGAGAGGGCGCGGCGGTCCGGTTCCCGCCGTGCCGCGATGGCCCCGGGGGGTGCATGGTGAGCGTCACCGCTACCTACATCGACGACCTGTCCCGAGTGCGTGTCTCCTGCGCTGGCGCCCCGGCCGCGGCGGACTTCGCCAAGATCGAGCGGTCGGCCGACGGCATCACCTGGGCCACCGTGCGCGGCGGGGACGCGGTCGCCCTGGGGCCCGGCGGGACGTGCGTCATCGACGACTACGAGTTCGACCCGGGAGTCACCAACATTTACCGGGCCTCCTACGTCGACAGCGCGATGTCGTCGCTGTCGGCCATCGGTGCCGTGGAGACAGGCAACAACGCGACGGTGACACCGGGCATCCCGTCCGGCGCGCTGGCGGGTGACCACCTGGTGCTCGTCGCCGCGCACCGCAACACGTCGGCCTCGGTGAGCACGCCGACCGGGTGGACTCTGCGGACCGACGGCGGGAACTTCCGGATCTTCACCCGCCGCTACACCACCGGGCTCGCCGCGCCGACGGTCGCCTTCACCGGCGGTGCGGCGGGCGAGGACACCATGGCCCGCATCGTGGCGTTGCGCAACGCGGTGGACGACTCGTGGTCCTACCAGGTCAACCCGTCGGCGCAGGACATCCCGGTGAACGCGCACTTCCTCCCCCGTGCGGCGATGGTCCTGCGGATCGGGTGGAAGGCGGCAGCGTCGACCAGTTCGAACCTGCCGGACTTCACCGTGGTGGCGCACAGTTCCACCACCGGGACGAGCCCACAGACCCTCACGATGTGGCGGCAAACGTACTTCGGTGGCGGCACCATCCCCGCGCAGACCATCACCGTGACCGGTGGTGCCGCGGCGGTGAGCAAGTCGGTGACCATCCGGTTCGCGGTCGCGCCCTACGTGACGCAGGAGACCGCCACGGTGGTGCCCGCGATGGACCGGCCGTGGTTGAAGAACCCGTTGCGCCCCTACCTGAACCGGCCGCTGACCGTGATCGACTGGTCGGATGTCGAGCGCCCGGCCCGCAGTGGGGTGTTCGACATCATCGGCTCCCCGACCCCGGTCGCCGTCACCGACCTGCGCGGCTCGCGCCGCTACACCCTGACCGTGACCGTGCCGGATCTCGGGCAGGCCGCCGACCTCGACGGGTGCCTCGCCGCGGGCGAGCCGATCCTCTTGCACGTCCCCGCGGGCTGTCGGTTCCCCGGGATGTACGCGGTCGTCGGCGACACCAAGATGGGCCGTCCCCCGGCCCGCCGATCGGTGCGCCGCTACCTCGACCTGCCGCTGACCGAGGTCGCCCCGCCCGCGAGCACGATGGTTCCCACCACCGTGACGTGGCAGGGGATCATCAACACCTTCGCCACCTGGGCCGACCTCATCGCCGCCGAGCCGACGTGGGGCGATGTCGCCGACCGCATCGGCACCCCGGCCGACGTGGTGGTGCCCTGATGCGCCCGGTCAGCGCCCGGTTCCTCGACACCCTCACCGGGTCACACACGATGGTCGCCCGCGCCCGCCTGGTCGCCAAGGGCCAGACCGGCACCAACCCGACCGGGGTCGAAATCCCGGTCGTCGACGGGGACGTCGAGTACGACGCGACCGCCGAGGTGCGCGCGTCGCTGGAGCTGATCACGTCGGCGCCCTGGCCCTCGACGAGCACCGACCTGCTGACCCCGTACGGCGCGCATGAACTGTTCGTCGAGCGCGGCCTCATCTACGGCGACCGCGTCCGCGAGTGGGTCAGCCTCGGGTACTTCCGCATTGAGACCGTCGACCAAGACGAGGCGCCGAACGGGCTCATCCGGATCAGCGGCCGGGACCGCATGGCCGGGATCATCGAGTCGCGGGTGCTGGGCCCGCGCCAGTTCGCGGCCTCGACCACGGTCGCCGCCGCGGTGACCACGCTCGTCGGTGAGGTCTACCCCACCGTGCCCGTGAACTTCGACTTCGCCGCGGGCAGCTCGTCGTTCGGCAGCTCCCACATCATCGAGCGCGAGCGGTACGCCTTCCTCCTCGACCTCGCGCAGTCACGGGGCAAGGTGATGTTCTTCGACTACGACGGCGTGTTCCGGATGGAGAGCGCCCCCGATCCAACGGTGCCGGTGTGGACGGTCAAGCACGGGCGCGGCGGTGTGCTCGTGCGGATGTCGCGATCCCTGACCCGCATGGGCGTGCGCAACGCGGTCGTGGCCGTCGGCGAGCAGGCCGGGGACGCGGTTCCCTCGATCGGTTCGGCCTACGACCTCGACCCCACCTCGCCCACCTACTGGTTCGGCCCCTTCGGGCAGGAGCCCGAGTTCTACAGCAGCTCGTTCCTCACCACCGACGCGCAATGCGTGGCCGCGGCTCAGGCCATGCTCGACCGCGGTCGCGGCGCCCCCTACGCCGTGTCGTTCACGGCCATACCGAACCCGGCGCTGGAGCCGCTCGACGCCGTGGCCGTGTCCTACTCCGACCGGGAACAGCCCGAGGTGCACGTGCTCGACAAGTTCCGCATCCCGCTGTCGGCGAACGCGCCGATGCCCGCCACCACCCGAGTGCAGACGAGGTCAAGCTGATGGCTGACGAGGTGTACCTGCCGCCCTCCTGGGGCGCACCCGGCGAGAGTGGGGCGCCGCGTACCGAGCCGATCGGATTCCACCAGGGCGTGGTGGTTGCCTGGGACGCGATCGCCGGAACGAACACCATCCGCATCCACGGCGCCGACTTCGTCAACCTGCTGTCGCTGCTGGGCAGTGAGGGCGGTCTGATTCGGCAGGGTGACGTGGTGGCCCTCACCCGGTACCAGACCACGTATGCCGTGTGGGGCCGGATCGACGTGCCCGGTGTCGAGCAGCGCGCCCTCGGGATCGTGTCGGCGCGCGACCCCGCCGGGGTCTACAGCACGTCGGACACCTACGAGGATCTCGGGGGCCCGTGGGTCGACGTCTACATTGGATCTTCGCGGCGGTGCAAGGTCGACATCACCGCGCTCATCTCCGCGTTCGACTGCATCGGGTTCGTCGGGGTCGAGGTGTCCGGCGCATCATCCATCGGCCCGACCGAAGGACGTTCACTCGCCGCCGGGTGGGGCGCGGCCGACGCGGGCACGGTCCACGTCGGCGCCACCCGGGTCGTGACCCTCACCGCCGCTGACGGGCTGAACGAGGGATACAACCGGTTCAGCCTGCGCTACAAGACATCCCTTGGTGTGTCCGGAAGTGCCGAGTATGTCGAGCGCGAACTCGTCGTCCAACCGTTCTAGAGAGGAGGCTTCCCATGCTGACCACCGCGAACTACGGGTTCCCCTACCCCGGTACCGAGGACCCGCCGCACGGCCCCAACCAGGTGGGTGCGCTGGCGGTCGCCGTGGACACCATGCTCCACACCGTGGAGGCGGGGGCGGACTCCCGGCTCGACACGGTCGAGGCCGGGTACGCCCGGGGCATCCAGGGTGGCCGCGCCATCACGGGCTCGAACAACCTGGGCGCCGCGATCGGCACCTCGGAAACGCTGATCACCAACCTCACCACCGGGGCCGCGGTGGCCATGGCCGCGAACCGGCGCTACGAGATCCGGGCACGGGTGAAGCTCGTCGCCAGCACGACGACTACCGCCATCTTCCGCATCCGGAAAACCAACCTCGCGGGTGAGCAGCGGCGGGAGTACGTGCACACCTGCAACGTCGGCACCGGCTACACCCTGGAGTTCTCCGCGACCTATGAGACCGCCGGTGCAGAGTCGGCGCTGTGGGTGGTGTCCGTGTTCACCACCGGCGGCACCGTGCAGATCCAGGGCGGCGGCACCGGGCTGGCGAACCCGGTCGGGGTCGAGGTCTACGACGTCGGCGCCGCGGGCAAGGTGGGCACCCTTGCGAGCTGAAAAGACCAACCCGTCAAGTCCAATGTGGAAGGTGAGGCGTGATGGACGGGCACCAGGACCGGGCCGACAGGGGGCCGGGTGGATGACATCGCCGCGCTGCTCGTCGCCATCGGGGGACTGCTCACCGCTGGCGCGTCCGCGTTCGTGCTGGTGTGGACCACGGTCCGCACGTCCCGCCGCGAGCGCGAGCAGGCCGCTCCGACCGTGGTCCGGGATTTGGTCGACGCTGCCGCAGACGGGCAGCTCGATCCGGAGGAGCTGGAAGCCATCGCGCGCAAGCTGCGCGATCAGCAAGGGGGGCCGCCGCCGTGACCGCTGACGAGACCGCCGACCGGCTGCACGCCGAGACCCCCGGGAAGCTGCGCTACGGGCGCGGCCACCGGCTCGTGTGGATCGCGCTCGCCGCCCTCGTCGTGGGCCTGGCCGTGGCGGGGTGGGCGGTGCTCGACCTGTCGTCGAGCACCAGGGCGCGCGACGGCGACCAGGACCGCACCATCACCGAGCTGGTCGAGCGCGCCGACGGCGCCACCACCGACGCGCGGCGGCTCGCCGAGCAGGTGCGCGAACTCGGCGGGGTGCCGGTGGTCCAGCCCGGCAACCCCGGCGACCCCGGTCCCCAGGGACAGCAGGGCAACCCCGGCCCGGCCGGGCCCGCCGGGCCCGCTGGTCCGCAGGGCGGGCCCGGCGCCAAGGGCGACCCCGGCGAGCCGGGCGACCCCGGCCCCCAGGGCGAGCGGGGCCAGCAGGGTGAGCCGGGTAGCCCAGGTGAGCCGGGTCCGCCCGGCGCCGCGGGCGAACCCGGGCAGTCCCCGCCCTGCCTGGCCGAGCCCGCGCAGTGCCGCGGCACCGACGGGGCGCCGGGGCCCGCCTGCCCGGACGGCTACGAGCAGCGCCCGGCCGTGGTCACCAACCCGGACGGCACCACGCAACCGGGCGTCGCCTGCGTGGCCACCGCCTCGACGCCCACCCCACCCGCGAGCGGCGAACCTCTGCCGCTCCCCACCCTCAACAGCAGGAGGTGACCACGATGGCGCTCCCCTTGGCAGATGCCGCCGACGTGCTGCGCGCGGCGGGCCTGGCCGTCGTCGAGTACCCGGGATGGGCGACCCGCGCCCGGTCCGGCAGCTTCGCCCCGCGGGGCCTGATGATCCACCACGATGCGTCCACCGTCGGCCCTTCGCCGGGCGTGCCCGCGTTCATGGCCAACCCCGCCAACAACGGCGCGCAGCTCTGGGTAGACACCGCGGGGACGTGGCACCTGATCGCGGCCGGGCGGATGCCGCACGCCGGACTCGGCACCGGGTGGGGCGTGGCCCGCGCCGACCGCGGGAACGAGGACACGGCCGGGGTCGAGACCGACCACACCATCGGCGAGCCCTGGCCCGCGGCGCAGCTCGACGCGCTCGTGCGCGGGACGGCCGCCCTGTGCAAGCACTACGGCTGGAACCCGGCCGTCGCGGTGTGCGGGCACAAGGAGTACGCCCCGGGCCGCAAGCCCGACCCCGACGGCATCGACATGAACGGCTTCCGACGAGCGGTCGCCGACGAGCAGGACGGAGCAGAGGACATGGACAAGGCGCAGGACGCGGCGCTCCGCGAGACCCGCAACCGGGTCATGGGCATCACCCGGCAGCGGTGGGGCCTGTGGGAGTCCCCGAACCGCGGCGGCAAGCTGATCGCCACCAGCGAGACCGACAAGGGCATCGGCACCCGCGACCCGTCCGGCGCGGGCTGGTGGATGCCGGTCCCCCTGCTCGACAGCGCGGACGGGCAGTACCTCGTCGAGCGCCTGGCCGCCGTCGAGGCCGCGGTCAAGTCGGCCGTGGGCATCGACTACGCCAAGCTCGCCGCCGAGCTGGTCGCCGCCGGGATGCAGGTCAAGGCCGTCGTCGACACGGCCGCCATCGCGCGGGCCGTGGCCGACGAGAACCACAACCGAATGGAGAAGTGACCGACCGATGTGGACCAAGACGTTCTGGAAGGACGCCGCCGAGCGGGCCGTGCGCACCGTGGCGCAGGCGTGGGCCGCGGCGCTCGTCGCCGACAGCACGGGCGTGCTCGACACCGATTGGGCCGCGGGCCTGTCGGTGGCGGGCATGGCCGGGCTGCTGTCGGTGCTGCTGTCCATCGCCGGTGAGGCCGTCGTGCCGACCGGCACGGCGTCGCTCACCGGCGCCGTGACCCCGACCCGCAAGTAGAGAGGAAGAGCCGATGCCCCTGCCCGACGGCGTTCCGAGCGGAACCGTCTACTCCGGTCCCGTGGCCAACGCCGCCGGGCGGATGGGCACCGGAACCGTGACCCTCATCCCGGTGCGCAAGGTCACCGGGCACGGCGCGATCATCCCGGCGTCTCCGGTCACCCTGACCGTGGTCGCCGGGGTGATCCCCCCGCAGCTCGTCGCCGCCACCGACGACCCGGCGATGGGCCCGCCGTGGGTGTACGAGGTTCACGAGTCGCTCAACGGGACCTACGCCGACCCGTACCACATCGAGGTCCCCACCGGGGCCACCGTGAACCTGTCCACTGTGGCCCCGGTCCAGGTCACCCCCGACTGGTCCAGGGTAGTCGGTTCGGTCAACGGTGTGCGGCCGGACATCAACGGCAACGTCGAGGTCGACACCGCGCTGGTCCAGGTGATCCGGCGGTCGACGCTCACGTTCGGCAGCCCCAACAGACCGCCGCTCGCCGCTTTGGCCAGCGGCGCCTACCAGGTCACCGCCCGCATGATGCAGGACAGCGCGATCACGCCGACTCGGTACCGCCTGCTCTACGCCAACGTCGACAGCCAGTCCGGCGTCTACGCGGGCACCCCGCTCACCCTGGCCACGGCGTACGTCGGCACCCCTGCGTTCGATGACCCCAACTACCGCGGGAAGTGGTTGGGCAACTTCGCGGCACCGCCGGTACAGGTGTACGCCGGTGGCGGTGCGGTGCCGACCGCCGGGCCGACAGCCGACCTCGTCACCCCGTGGATCACCAACGCGGGCGAGATCACCGCGGGCAAGCCGTTCGTGGTGAGCCTCGGGCTCATCCCCGGTTCGGGCGGGGCGGGGGTAGTCGTGTCCGACTGCTTCGGCGCGGTCGTGGCCACGCCCACGGCCGCTAACCAGGCCGGGGTGGTGGCGCCTGCGGACGGGTACGCCTTCGCCGGTGGGCTCGGTGACTTGCGCGTGCAGATGGAGGGCCCGGCGGACCCGGGCGCCGACCTCATCGTGGTGGGGGTCGGCGCATCCGGAGACTCCGGGTACACCGCGGGCAACCCGGCCGCGGGCATCCGCGCGCTCGCCGACCCGCCCGACGCCTGGCTGTCCGCGGCGACGCGGCGAGCGGGTCGTCAGGTGATCAACCTCGCGGCGAACGGCTCAAGCCTGACCGACTGGACCAACCCGGACGGCCGGATCTACACCCGCGTGGACTTGACGACCACCGTGCCCGACCTAGCGATCATCGGCACGATGGTCGCCAACGACTGCCAGATCGGGCGCGACGTTGGCGACATCCTCGACGACTACGCCGCGGTGGTCGACGTCCTGCGCGGGATGGGCATCCCCCGGGTCGTCGGGTGCACCATCCCCCCGGCCGCGCTCGCGGGCTCCGAAGAGGACGTGCGGCGCGAGTTCAACGGGGTGTTGGGCTCGGGCACCCTGTTCGCGCTCGACGGCGTGATCGACCTCGACGCCGCAGTCCGCGACCCCGCGAACGTCGCCGTGATGCAGGCCGACCTGCTCTCCGTCGACGGCCTGCACCCGCTCATCCGCGGGCACATGGTCCTCGCCAGCGCCGCGCGCATCACCTGACCGTGCACGGCCAGCGGCCCGGCTCGCAGGGTCTGGGCGAGCCGGGCCGCGGTTCCCCTCGTGGATGCGGGGATCTTGGAGTGTGCCGGGTGGACGGCCGAGGCACACGCGAGTTTCGGACATTGGTGGCGACTGGTCAACCGCTAACCGGTGGGAAGCGTCGGATGCTCAGCGCGCGGGCAAGGTCCGTCGCCTGCGCGAGCGCCTCGACCAGGTGGTTGAGCTGGCTCGCGGTCACCGGCGCCCCGGCGTCGATCGCGTCGCCGACGAACGTCGCCCGGGTGGCGACCACCCGCAGCGCGGTCGACGCGCGGGCGTCCTCCTCGGTGTGGCTCACCGGCCCGCCCCCTGCCCGGGAGTCCACAGCGTCGGCGCCCGCCCGATCACCAGCGCGGGCGCCCCGTGCGTGCCCGGGGCGGGTAGCTCAAGCAGGCCGTCGACGAGTTCGGCGAGGGTGCCCGCCCGGTGCCAGAGCACGCCGCCGTCCGGGTCGGTACGCGTGCCGAAGCAGTCCGTTTCGCTGCGGATGCGCACGGCGTCGGCAACGTAGTCCGACCAGATCCGCACCCCGTCGAGCTGGTCCACGCCGTGGTCATCGACCCGTGGTACCCACGTCCATTTCGGGGTGCCCGGTCGAGGGGCGGCAAGCCGGACCACGTGCGGGTCCGCGAGCAGCACGCTCATGTGAGCACCCCCCGAACCCTGGACAGCTCGTGCACTTGGGCGAGGTGGTTCGCCATCGAGTCGCCCGCGGCTTGCGGGGTGGGGCCGAAGCACATCGACTCGCACCGTGCCTGCGGGCACCGGACCCGGTACAGCGGCGGGTCTGGCACACGCGGTGCGGGCATGGTGTCCCACAGTCGCAGCAGCGTGCGGGAGCCGCTCACCGGTCCATCACCGGTCCCACGAAGACGTTAGCGATGGCCAGCACCGCGGCGATACCGAGCATGATCAGTACGAACATCCTGGTCACCTCCTTGTTCGGGAAGTGACGCTAGGAACTCGACGACTAATCGAGGTAGGGCGCACCGCCCCACTACACGATCGGCGGTAGGGCAGGGTGCCCTACCCCGCGTGCACCCCGATGCGGTCGCCGAACGCACGAAGTGGACCGGTTAGGCGCCGCTCCGTGGCTACCAGCTCCGCGGCGATTTGCCTCGGGAACCGCTGGAACCGAATCCACTCCGGACCTAGCCGTTCGGCGGCGAGGAGGGCCTGTAGCGCCCGGTCTCCGCGTCCCAGCCGGAGGTGGGACATCGCGACGTCGGCGAGGTGTCTCGCTCTGTTCACCGGTGGCAGGGGCGCGGCCGGGTCGAGGGTGCGTGCGGCGGCCAGGGCGCCCGCGTAGTCCTCCTGCACCACCGCGATGTCCGTGGTCATCATGGCGACCTTGGTTGGGCCGAACGTGGTCTGGTGGTCCGACCTGTCGTAGCCGAGACGCCGGGCGGTCGCCGACGCCTCCTCGAGCATCGTCCGTGCGGTGTCCCCGCGGCCGGACCGGGCGGCGGCCGTGGCCGCGGTGAGCGTGAGCGTGCCGTAGGCGGCGAGCGCCGAGTCCGACGCCGCACCGTCGAGGACGATGTCCTGCGCCGTGGTCACCGCGACGTGCTCGGAGTCCTCGTAGCGCCCGACCTTGAGCAGTTGCCACGATCCCGAAATCCGGATTGCGGCGGCGAGCAGGTCGTCCCCGGCCTGCTCCGCGGCGGCCAGCCCGGACCGGACGCCGATCCAAGCGGCGTCCGGGTGCCCGAGGTGGGCGAGGGTGTCCCCGGCGAGCTGGTAGCCCATCGCCAGCGCGCGGGCTGCCCGTGCATGGTCGCTCGCGTCGACCGCCCCGAGGGTGGTCCGCAGTTGGGCAAGGGCGCCCGGCAGTAGTTCGGCGAGCACGGCATACCGGCCGCTCCAGTAGGCACCCCACAGGCTGGTGACGGTGCGTTCGGCCTCCTGCGCGGTGAGCGGGTCGCCGTGGTCGCCGCCACCGTTGAGCACGTCCGAGGTCGGGGTCAGTGCCTCCCGCATGGCGACGACGCCCGCGTTGGGGACCGCTGACGGCATGGTGGCGCGCTTGCCGAGAAGGTCGCCGACACCGACGTCGAGGACGCGCGCAAGGCGTTGCAGCGTGGCGACCGACGCGGTATGCCTTCTGCCCTGCTCAAGTTTCCGGATCACGTCGATGCTCACCCCGGAGCGCTCCGACAGGGTCCGTTGGGAGATCAGGCGTCCGCGCAGTCGCTTGATGCGCGTTCCGAGGTCGTCGTCGCGGTCATCCACAGGGTCCGCCCTTCACCGAGGGGTCTTCACCGTGGCGCCCCCGGCCCGTCGGCCGGGGGCGTGAGCACCTCGGTGAAGGTGGTCATTCGGAAGGCTACCCCTCCCTCACGCTCCCATGGCCACCCGAGATATTCCCGCATGGGACGGGTAGCAGCACTCCGTCCCATATCCGTCCCACGCACACTCAGCTTGAAACACTGTTATTGGACGTGCTTATCAAGTGCCCCAAGCTATTTCGGTTGCTAGAAGCTTGGCGAGTTCCACACGTACTGCA